CGCCAGCTGGCAAGCGCAGCACCATGCCTTCTACGCAGAGATAGCCGAACTTGGTGCGGCCGCTGGAGGGCAGACCGTAGTCAGCCGCGTTGCGGAAATACTTGATGTAGCCCTGCGTCGAGAGCGCGGAGACGCGTTCGCGGATGGTGCGCTCGCCGCCCAGGCCAGCCTTGCCCTCGAAGGACTCCGCGAACTGGTTGGCGGTGTAGCAGCGCCCGTTGCCGGCCTCCTCGAACAAGATCTGGAGGATCGCGTCGCGCTTGCGGCGGCGCTCGGCATCCAAGCGCTCGCCGTAGTCCTTCATCACCAGCCGCTCGTTGGCATCGACCTCGCGCCACTCGCCGTTGATCTTGTCGACATGCCGTTGCGGGATACCCGCGCCGTTGCGCAGCTCAAAGATCAGCTGGCGGGTCGTTCTGGTCTCGTCGGGCCTGAACAACAACATCCCGGTCGAGTAGTAGCCGCGCAGACTTCCCGCGCCGGCCAGTGCCTGGAACGGGTCCTCCTCGAACTGCTTCTTGCCGAGCTTCTTGGTGTGGTGGGCAAGGATGACGCCGGCGTCCGGATTCACTGCCTGGCGAATGCGCTCCACCCGCTGGGACAGGAAGAACAGCATCGCGCCGTTGTCGTTCTCTCCACCGGCGCCACCGCCATCGAACACATTGCGAATCGGATCGATGGCGATGATGTCGGGAGGCTCGCCGCCAAAGGCGTTCATGATCGCCGGGATCACTTGCGCCAGCCCCGCGTCATCGAGTACAAGCCGCAACTGCGGTGTGGCGACGAAGTTGGCGCGGGCGTCCAGCAGCCGATGGGACGGCAGGCGGACATCCTTCACGCGCTCGCGCAGGTAGTGGTACTGGACCTCGGCCTGCAGGTAGAACACCCGTAGCGGACGGGGTGGATGCATGCCCAGAAACGCAGCGCCAGCCGCCATGTGAGCCAGCCACGACAAGAGGAAGTCACTCTTGCCGACCTTGGGCGCACCGCCGAACACCAACATGCCTGCGGGCGTCAGCACGCGCGGCGAGATCAGATCGGGTGGCAGCGGCGAGTTGTCGTCGAGCAGTTCGCCGAGAGTGAAGGTGGGCAGAGAGGCAGCCGCCGCCTTGACCACGCGACGTTCGCCCTGGGCGATGAATGCCGCGCAGTCGAACCCTTCGTCGACCGCGTCGGCGGCATCCCACTTGGCTGGCTTGTCGGTGGGCGGCACCAGGATGGCCACGGACGTGCTACCCGCAGTCACGCAAGCACGCGCCGCGCTCTCCGCGTAGTCCCAGCCGGGTGCATCCCGGTCCGGCCAGATGACCACGGATTTCCCGGCTAATGGACGCCAGTCGGTCTTGTCGACTGGTGCCTTGGCGCCGTTCATCGCGGTGGTGGCCGCAATGCCGCAGGCAATCAACGCAGCCGCACATTTCTCGCCTTCGACCAGGACGACCTCTCGCGCTTTCCCGATGGCCGGCTGGTTGTAGAGTGGCCTGGGGTCGGGGGCGCGCCACATGCGGGCGCGGACATCCCAGGGGCGGTACTCTTTGCCTGTCGGCGGGTCATACCGGTAGACGCAGGCGATCAGCTCGCCATCGGGAGTCAGGTAATCCCATTTGCCGGTGTAGGCACCGAGGTCGTCCATCGGCACGCTGCGAACATCGCGGCGCATCGGCGTGATGCCCGGGGGAGCAAGCCCCAGCCACTGCCGGATCTCGCCAGTGATGCGGGGGAAGTCGCTGCGGGCGGAGCGGCCCTGCGAGCGCGCCCACAGATCGATGACATCGCCGCCCTCGTCGGTGGAGAAGTCTTTCCACAGGCCGCGCCGTGGTCCGTCCAGCTCAACCACCAGACTCTTGCCCGGTTTGCCATCGACATCACCGACGTAGAACTTGCCACCCCGGATGCGCCCCTGCGGAAACAGGTAGTGGAGAACGGCTTCGAGCCGGTCCAGTAGCCCCGCACGCAGCACATCGGTATCGGATGCCAGTTCGTCGCGCTGCTCTGGGGCGTCATTGAAGTCGAGCCAGATGATGTTGTCGGCCATCATGTCGAACTCCAACAGCGGTCCTGCCAGGGGCAGAACTTGCACTCGACATGCGTTGGCGTGGTTGCATGGCGCGGCAGTAGTTCCTGGCTGTCCGTTGCCGTGATGATCCGAACCGCGCGATCGGACATACGCTGCGCCAGGCCGCCGTCAAACGGCACCAACTCGAACCAGATCTCCTCGGAGTCCTTGTTGATGGCGGTGAACAACGCAGGCTGAGACGCGATGCCAGGAATGCTCGGCTCCATGTACGCCTGATAGATCGCCATTTGCGCGGCGTAGATCGGCTTGGTCACGATCACGCCCTTTTTGGCGGTGTCGCGCCAGTTCCTGTCGTTCATGGTCTTGCACTCCCAGAGCATGGGAAACGACAAATCCAGGTCGGCAGGAGCACCAGCGATCACGCCGTCGATATGCCCCTGGATACGGCCCCCGGCAACGGAGAAGCCAAATTGCTCGCCATCCTGCTTGCGGGTGTAGAGGTCGAAGCCAGCCAGGCGCAGCCAGCGAATGGCCAGGTCCTCCATGACATGGCCGACTTCAAAGATCCGCAGCGTGCGACCAGGCAGCTCGGCACCGTCGTCCACCGGCGCGTCGACGTACTCGTATTGCAGGGCGCGCTCACAGGGCAGGCCGAGTCGTGAGGCGCCCAGATAGCGCCGGCGGGCCTGCTGGCTGCGCTCGGCTTGCAAGGCTGCATCCAGCAGCATTGACACCTGCTCGTGAAATTTGGGTTGATGGTTCAGGTCGATCATCAAAATGGAATCCTGTGGTGGTCGCCATCCGTGCCGGCAGTGGCCTTGCGGCTGGCGAGTTGTTCAAAGAAAGTGCGATCGCGCTCGACCATGCGTTCGTGCTCGGCCAACATGTGGGCCTGATAGGCGTCGACCACGACCTCCACCAGGCGCAGGACTTCGTCCTTGCCGTAATCGGCCAAGGGGCGATCCATGCCGATGGAAGCGACGTACTCGCCCAAGGGGCCGAGTGCGGATTGCATAGCGGCGAGCTCCATGTCACTGGGATCAATCACGGCGTCCTCCTGAAACTGGGTCAGACGCTCCATCAGCCGGGAGAAAGCGTTTTGGCAAGGCATGGAACAGAACACCCAGCGATCGCTGTAGCGACGGGGGTCGGAGCGCCGCAAGCGCGGGTTGAAATACCCTAGGCCTTTGGCTTGGCGGGAGCACACGGCACATCTCACGCTACCTCCCGAAACTCGGCCATCACCGCATCGTTGGCCGCCGTCACCAGACGCTGAATGGCCGTCTTGTTGAACTGAAAGGTCAGCAGCGCCGAAGCCTGATAGCGGGTCAGGCTGAAATCCGCACGCAACGGTGCAGGCAGGTAACGCAATTGCCCGGGTGTGGGGGACTCCTGCAACCAGCGACGGGTCTTGTGGGCGGCATCGTCGACTTCCTGGTCATTGAGCCAGTCATTGGCCTGGGCCAAACACACCGTGCGCTCCCCTGCACCCAGCAAGCGAGGAGACAACTTTTCGGCACCACCCACCGCGTACCAACGCCCACCCAGGAAGAAGACACCCGCCCAGGCTTTGAAACCGGTGGCCAGCAGCGCGCAGTCGTCGCCGAAAAGGTCGCACCAGGCGAAGTTGGAGCGCTTGAGCAGATCGATTTCGGTCATCACAAAATCGCTGATTTGGTGACGCGCTTCCTCGATCGCCTTGGCAAAGCTGTGGCCACAGAGCGGACACTCGCGACTGGCCATCGGCACTTCGGCATCGCACTGCGGGCAGCGCTTGGTCGGCGCCTCGCCATCACCGCCGAAGCCATCCAGATCGACCTCCTGCTCCAGACTGCCGTGGCGCAGGGAGGCGGTGCCAAAGTCAAGCACCACGCAATCCGTCTTGATCACGCCCGGGCGCTCGGCAGGGTCGACCACGCGCAGGCCGCGTCCGACCATCTGGATCAACGTGGACTTGTAGGAGCTGGGGCGCAGCAGCACGATGCAGGAGGTGGGGGTGTAGTCATACCCTTCCGTGAGCACGGCGACATTGACCAGCACCGTTACATCGCCGGATTCATAGGACGCCAGCGTTGCCTGACGTTCGGCAGGGGTCATCTCGCCATGAACCACGGCGGCCTTCACCCCTGCTGCAATGAATGCATGACAAACCGCATAGGCGTGATCGACGGTGGCGGCAAAGGCAATGGTCTTGCGACGGGCGGCATGCGCCTGCCAATGCTGGACCACCGCCGCATTCACAGGCGTGGTGTTCATGATCGACGCCACGGCATTCATGTCGTAGTCGTCGGTCAGTTTGCGCACGCCGTCGAGTGCGTCACGCGTTCCGACATCGACCACGAAGGTGCGTGGTGGCACCAAATGCCCAGAGCGGATCAGCTCGCCCAACCTGATCTGGTCTGCGACATTGGAGAACACCTCACGCAGGCCCTTGCCATCCCCGCGATTGGGCGTAGCAGTCACGCCGTAAATCAGCGCATGCGGGTTCTTGGCCAAGACCGAGTCGAAGATCTTTCGGTAGGTGGGCGCCGCGCAGTGGTGAGCCTCGTCGATCACCAGCATGTCCAGCGTGGGCATCTGCTCCAGGTTGCGTGCCAACGTTTGCACCATGGCAAAGGTGGCCTGACCCGACCACGATTTCTGGTGGGCATCGAAGACCGAGGTGCTGACGTGCGGATTGACGCGGCCAAACTTCGCCAGGTTTTGCGCGGTCAATTCGTCGCGGTGCGCCAAGATGCAGGCCTTGGCGTCCGGATGTTGAAGAAACTCCCCGGCGGTGCCGGACAGGCAGATCGTCTTGCCTGCACCGGTCGGCGCCACACCGAGGGTGTTGCCATGGGCCTTGAGAGCCGTGACGCAGCGGGTGACGAATTCCCGCTGCCGAGGACGCAGCATCATGGGTAGTCCTCCTTATTGCGCCCAGGCAGGACGAGTGGGAACGGCTGGCGCCGATGTCATAGGGGGCGTACCGGTGGGAGCCGAAGGCGCTTGGCTTGGGGTGCGCATCGGCTGCCCCATCAGCACGGCATACTCTTTGTGATCCGGCTGAATGGCGGCCTTGATCACGTTCTTGTCGTCGCCGTTCTGATCCTTCTCGACATCAATGCGGGCGACAAACTCCACACCATCCAGATCGGCAAAGCCCTTGATGCGGCGCGCACTCTGCGCCTGTGGCGAGTTGTCTGCCGGATGTATGCCTCGTGCCGAGTTCAGAATGGCGCGCAGGAAGCTGCGTCCGATATGGGTCCACTCCGGGCCCTTGGGACTGGACAGGCCAATCAGCCCGAACACCACGCGTTTGGCAAACGGTCC